GGCACAAAGGAAAAATATGAAAGATAATCTACAAGACTTGATCCAACATACATACGGGCTCGGATGTGTGGATTTGATTAAGATAGTGGGTACTGACACCGAAACGCAGATGTCTGCTATCGCAGAAGATAAATCAGTTATTGTTATGGGCACTATGAAAAATCCTGTCGCAGATTTCGTTGGTACATTTGGTATGCCCAATCTATCAAAGCTGAAAATTATTCTTGGGTTTGATGACTACGACGAACACGCTAAGATTAATGTAACTAGGACATCGCGTGATGGGGTTGATATCCCCAGCGCAATGCACTTTGAAACCAAGAGCGGAGACTTTATTAATGATTATCGTTTGATGGCTAAGTCTATCGTTGACGAGAAAGTTAAGACAGTTACCTTCAAGGGTGCAGCTTGGAACGTAGAATTCGAACCAACTGTTGCGGGAATTATGCGTCTTAAAAAGCAAGCTCAAGCAAACAATGATGAAACAACCTTCACTGCTAAGACTGAAAATGGTGACTTGAAGATTTTCTTCGGCGACCCAAGCACTCACAGTGGTAACTTTGTATTTCAACCAAGTGTCACCGGTGTGCTAACTCGCGCTTGGATGTGGCCTGTTAAGGTTTTCTTGGCCATCATGGATCTTCCAGGCGACAAAACTGTTCGCATTAGTGATCAAGGTGCAGCAGAGATTACAGTTGACAGTGGTCTTGCAACATATCGATATCTGCTCCCCGCACAAGCAAAATGATTAAGATTCAATGGCACCACGGACCAATGGTCTATCAAATAGATCAATCGTGGACATTACCTAATGTCACTGGACCGGTGCAATGGAATGGAATTCAAAAACATTTTGAAGTTAGTGATAGCGGAAGATGGCTTAAAATCGACAACACTGTTGTATTAAACTCATCGGCTGATGTGATGGAACTACTTGAGTGGGTTGCTAAAAAGCGGCAAGAAGAACAAGAGTTAGAACAATTGGCAACTAGTCATCTAACTCTTTCTGTTCTTATTGAAGAGCGGAGACATTTACAAAATAAAATTGATATGATCGCATCCTTAATTAAAGAAGAAAATCCCTAATGGATCAAATAAATTTATCTAATTCGCATAACCCAGATTGGGCACTATTCTTACCCGCAGTCAGCAGTTTTTACATTGCTGGATTGGGTAAGCAGCGAGCGGGTGAAAATTATTTCGACTCAGCTAGAATCCCCAAGGGGTTCAATGGTGATGTGGAAAAGCTAAATTTTCTCAACAGCAAAGAAGGATTGTACGTGTATAAGTGGGGTCTTTACTCGGCAGGGCACGCCAACTTAGATACCACAGTAGTTGATTCTTCTGAAAGTATTATCCGAGACCGTGAGGCTGGCACATTTATGTTGGGTGACAGTGGTGGATTCCAGATTCTTAAAGGGCAATGGCCTGCTGATTGGAAGGATCCCGCTTGTCCTCGGGCCATGATCAAGCGTAAAGCCGTGCTAAATTGGATGGATACGTACATGGATTATGGAATGTGTCTAGATATCCCCTCTCAATCACTACGCACCTTCAATCTAAAACACCCGGTGGGTCATAAATTAGAGGGGCAATCATTGCATGGTATCAGTACCATTCAGGAAGCAATCGACGCCACCCACATCAATAACGAATACTTCTTGCAGCATCGTTCGGGAAAGTGTAAGTTTTTAAATGTACTGCAGGGGTTGACGCACGAACAATCTGACCAATGGTATGAGGAGATGAAAAAGTATTGTGATTTAAGTCAATACCCAGATAATCATTTTAATGGTTGGGCTTTTGGAGGGCAAAACAAAATCGACATCCACCTTATGCTAAAGAGGTTGGTTGGTATAATCCACGATGGTTTACTTGCTGAGGGCAAGCACGATCTTATTCACTGTTTGGGAACAAGTATTTTGGAATATGCGGTGTTGTTTACCGATATTCAACGTGCAATTCGCAAATACAATAATCCTCGCCTACAGATTACCTTTGACTGTGCTAGCCCATTCTTTAGTGCGGCGAAGGGCTTGGCATATTTCAACACAACCATTGAGCATAATAAAAAATGGGCGTACAGTATGGAAAAAACTGCCGAGAAGAAAAGCTATTCCACAGATACCCGCAAATTTAGAGATGCAGTATTACAAGACGGTATCCATAAGCTGTTTACAGATAGCCCTGTAACTGATATAATGACACTGAATGATTTGTGTTATAGAGGACAGGGATTCTTGGGTCAACATGGTAAAGAAACTAAAACTAGTTGGGATACATTGAGCTATACTTTGCTACAAAGTCATAATGTGTATATGCATATGACTGCGGTGCAAGAGGCAAATCGTCGGTATGACAATGGGATTATTCCTAAAATGTTGATGAATGATACCTTTGAACGAATTCGATTTAGCGAAATAGTTGATGCTATTTTTAAGTTGAACGATAGACAGAAGAGTTTGGAATTGATTGAAAAACATAGTAACTTTTGGATGCAATTAAAATCAGGCAGTCAAGGGTTTAGTGGCAAAAAAGCAATTAATCCAATAACTTCTCTAAATAATAACTTTGACGGAGATTTTCATTCGACAAAAACTGAAACGAAGGCTGTTAAAAAGGCAACATCATTTGAACCAATGTTCAATGAACTATTTCAACTAGGAACATAATATGTCATATAGCACACAAATATCTTCTTTAGAGGAATCTCAAAATCTTTTAGATAGGCAGATTCTACAATTAATTCACTTAAAAACATCAGACAATACTACTCTAGATAAGATTACCGCATTGTCTGATAAGAAAAATGAAGTGGCAACTGAACTGCGTAGGCTTAATCGTTTGCAATGGGAAGAAGACACGCAACGGGTACATTTTGATGACTATCGATAAAGGAAACACCATGGATCAACGAGACCAAGCATTGGCAGATCGCCGCTCTTCTATTTCAGCTAAAGCAAAGCGTATGGTCTGGATTACTTTTCGTAAAGAAGGTATTCATTTGTATCCAGCAGCAGCAACAGATCCCGCTCTTAAAACAGGGGATGAATATGATGTTAGCTTTCTAGGAACTCCCCATCGTCACATTTTTCATTTTGAAGTGGCGATTGAAGTATTTCACAATGACAGGGATATTGAATTTATTCAATTTAAGCGTTGGCTTGAGAATCTATATTCGCAAGGCACCATTGAATTGAATTTCAAGAGTTGTGAAATGATTAGTGATGACCTGTATGAGGTTATTGCTACTCGTTATCCCAAGCGTGACATCGAGATTACTGTCAGTGAAGACGGTGAGAACGGTGCTACTATTAGTTATAAAACACATCAACCTATTCAACAACTAGCCATCTAAGGAGAACCAAATGGCAAAAATTATCTTTCAATCCAACCCACGGGTTCATCAACTTTTCGACGATCTGGAAAAATATCTAGATTTCTGCAAGCGGTTTGGATATAATATGGACGAAACTGATTTGTATAACAACAAAAGTTTTGCATATCGGCAATTCACCAAGTATCTTTCAGGCAAGCCAGCGAAGGATATGTGGGAAATCGACGCCAAGGTCGATTGATAGAGGGTGACTACAAGAATGCGACGATTGATATATTGCGGACTTGAGCCCTATGTTGCCCGATACACCTATCAACTGCAACAATGGAATGAGGCTGTATTCAAACAACGGAATATTGACTATCTCATTGTACCAGGTGAAACGCTGACTAATGATCAGGCTATCGTTACTGGGCAGGTGTTAGACGCACACGGTCGTACCTACTTTGGCATGAGTCAATTGATGAATCTAGTCAAGATGATGAAGGCCGGTGAAGTACGATCGGGTGACGTTATTTATTTTGAGGACATGTTTCAACCCGGTATTGAATCATTGCCTTACATAATGAAACAGATTCCCGTTACCAGCAGGCCCAAGATTTTCGTCCGTTGCCTTGCTCAGTCTATCGACCCCGACGATTTTGTTCACGTTTGGGACATGGCTGACTTTATGGGTCATTATGAGAAGATGGTCGACAGTTTCGTTGACGGTGTACTAGCTACTAACGAAGAAATGGTAATGCATATGAAGATTGCGGGCTGGAAGGCCCCAATTTACAATATCAGTGGTTTGGCATTTGGTAAGGCTGAAGTGCAATCACGGGTTGACTCTATCAATCCATTCAATGAACGTAAAAAGCGAGTGGTATTCTCAGCCAGATGGGATCAGGAAAAAAATCCTGATTTCTATATGGATCTGATTAATGCTTACATTACTCGGCATCCTGAAAGTACAGTTGAATTTGCAGTGTGTAGTGGTGCTACGTTGAAGTCAAACAATGATAGCTACATGGCTAGGACCCGCTCCTTTCAACAGCGAGGTCTATTAACAATTTATGAAAATCTAGGAAAGAATGATTACTACAATATTGTTAATGATAGCCGTGTTGTGTTTAATTGTGCGCTGCAGGACTGGGTCTCAAACACCGTTTCTGAAGCCGACGCTTTGGGATGTAATGTTCTATATCCTGCTTATAGGTCTTTCCCTGAAACTTTTGCCAATGATCATACTCGCATGTATGTTCCTTGGAGTATAGAGGACGCGTTGAATAAGCTAGAAGTATTGTTGGAAGCACCTCATCCCAAGTTGGGTGCAATCAGTAGTTACAACGATGGTACTATTGACCGCATATGTGATATACTTGAGGGAAATGGTGAATCTATGCTTAGAATGAGTACAGATTATCGTAAACATACAGTTGAAACAAAATATTAAAGAAAGAATATCATGGCTAGTCAAGAAAAAATCAATACAAATTACTCTCTGTCTTTCGGTAGCAGAGAAGATTCAACTAATGATACTTTAATGGATGTATCTATTAGCTTTGATAATCCCAAGGACGATTCAGTTATCATTCATCGTCTTAATACCTGGCTTAAAGCTATTGGACGAACTGGAATTGAAGTAATTCCAGTATCATCGCCCAAAGGATGATACAGTCATTATGAACAGATTAAATACTTGGCTTAAGGCCATTGGACGAACTGGAATTGAAGTAGTTCTTACTTCAAAGTCCCCGGTATAAATTTAACCTTTAAGGAAAAGAAAATGAACCCAAATACAGAAATCGAAACACACATGGCAGCATACCAAGCGGAATCTGCAAAGTTTGAAGCAGGTAATTCAGCCGCGGGAACTCGCGCACGCAAGGCATTGGCCGAACTAGCTAAGGCGATCAAGGCCCGGCGCAACGAAATTACTGAGACTAAGAACGCACGAAAAGAAGCTAAGGCTTAATTAAGACGCTAAATAAGTGTGCGGCACAAAGGTCGCACACTTCAAAAAACATACCATCACAAAGGAAGGTACCATGTCTTACAATAAATCAAAAACAAATCCCGAATTAGGCCAACTGGTTCACGCTCATCTAGTTAAAATGGGCGTTGAAACTCCAATGAAGCCAAACAATCTAGACCGAAAAGCCAAGATTGATAAAATTCAAATGCATATGACTGCTATCATGGAGACATTGGGATTGGATCTCACTGATGATAGCTTGGCTGAAACGCCTAATCGTTGGGCTAAGATGGCCACCAATGAAATTTTTTGGGGTCTGGACTACGATGCATTTCCAAAATGTACCGCAGTTGACAACAAAATGAAATACGATGAAATGGTTGTTGAGCGCGGAGTAGCAGTATATTCAAACTGTGAGCATCATATTTTGCCAATCGTAGGTAAAGCCACTGTAGCTTACGTGCCTAACAAAAAGGTACTTGGTCTTAGCAAGATTAACAGGGTTGTGGAATACTTTAGTAAACGACCGCAGATTCAAGAGCGATTGACGGAACAGATTTATCACGCATTGCAATTCATTTTGGAAACAGATGATATTGCAGTGATGATTGAAGCTGAACATTTATGTGTATCCTCTAGAGGTGTGGAAGATACCGGTAGCTCTACTGTTACAAGTAAATTGGGTGGTGGATTCAAAAGTGATGTGGCTGCTCGTAATGAATTCTATCAAATTGCTAGGCAGGGATCATCAAGGTGATTGATAGTATCGCATATGCTGTTGTATATGGTATGCTAGTTATAATAGGTGCCGTATTTGTATGCGGGTGGATTGTAGGTAACAAATATAAAACAGATTGCAATAGTGATTGCAATCAAGGTAGAAACTGTAACTGTAACAAAGAGGGTATAGATGGGATTTCACAAACCAATGGATTATCTTAGCATTAAACAGCAGATTCATAGGGCCAGCAGTGAATTGAACAGTCCATATAATGATGGGTTCAATCAATGGGAAATTAAAAAAGACCTATATAGGTTGAAATGGTTGCTAGATGATATTCTCAAACGGACAGGCTCCTTCGAAGGAGAAGAAGAATTCATAGAACAACATAGTAAAGAAACAGTGTGGAAAGCTATAAGATTATGATTTTTGACAAATTAAAAGAGTTGCGTGAACAAGGATTGATAATTGGATTTGTGGCATCTCAGTTTGACCTGCTTCACGCAGGGCATATTGCAATGCTAAGTGAGGCAAAAAATCACTGCGATTATCTCATCGCGGGATTGCAAAATAATGCCACTTGGGATCGCCCTGAAAAGAATGAACCAATTCAAAGTATTGTTGAACGGCAGATTAGCCTCGGTGCAGTTAGGTTTGTTGATGAAATAGTAGTATATAATACTGAAAAAGATTTGGAAGACATTCTACTAACTTTGCCTCTAGATGTGCGAATTCTGGGAGTTGAATATATGGAACGGTCCTTTACCGGTCGTACCATTTGTGAACAACGAGGTATACGTCTTGTTTTCAATGGGAGAGATCATTCATTTAGTTCTAGTAGTTTGAGAAAGCGAGTGGTAGAGGCTGAGAAAAAGAATGATGAATGGCAGTTGACCTAAGATAAGGATAAAGCAATGGAACGAATATTGATAATGGGCTTGCCTGGCTCTGGTAAAACCACCCTGGCTCACAGATTGAAAATTGAACTAATGCTAGCCGACCGCGAAGTTGGATGGTTGAATGCAGATGAAATCAGGAAAAAATACGATGACTGGGATTTCAGCCAAGAAGGCCGTATCCGACAAAGTAAGCGTATGCGAGCATTGGCGGATGAGTCATACAAACAATATGTGATTTGTGATTTTGTAGCACCGCTAGTTGATATGCGTAATAACTACAAAGCCGATTGGACTATTTGGATGGACACCATACAAGAAGGTCGATATGCGGATACGAATGCTATGTTTGTAGAGCCGGAAGTATATGACTTTCGTGTTAACGAAAAAGATGCAGAGAAGTGGGCTGAATTTATTGCTGGCCATATCCTAGACAAGCGGCGCCGACCAGTGTTTGATTGGAAAAAAGAAACGGTACAAATGTTAGGTCGTTGGCAACCCTGGCATGACGGGCATCGTGCGCTATTTGAACGGTTGATAGCACGAACCGGACAAGTGATAATACAAATTCGTGATGTTCAGGGTTGGCAAGGTAGCAATCCATTTGCTATTAACCAGGTTACTAGGTTTATTCGCCGCGATTTAGATCCACTCTTTCAAGGGCAATACGAAATACAAGTTGTGCCTAATATTGTTCATATTGGATGGGGGCGAGGGGTCGGCTACACTTCAGGCGAAGAAATTTTTGACGAGAGCATTGTAAAAATCAGTGCAACAACCATTAGAAAAGAATTGAATTTAGGTAAATAAGTATAGAAAGGGCATTTGCCCTATATACAAATTACAATGGGTGTGTTATAATAGATAATGGCAAATACATATCAACTAAAGAATAGTCAAACATTGCGGGCAGGTGTATGACCGAACGTGCGTTGGGCCAGATGATCAAACAGCAACTAGTAGACCTTAACGAGACTATACGACACCTAGCTTTACTAGGGGTGGTGTGTGAGTTAAAAATAACCAACACCCCACAAGGTGCTGAACATATTCAACACGCTTATTCTTCGGTTGAGGTGGAAGCTTTTTACAAAGTTTCAGCTGGTCGCAAAGCTCAATAAAAAACATTTAGAAAGAAATCATGGCAAAATACATATCAACTAAAGAATATTCTAACATTGCGCCAGTTGCGTATCGTCAATGGCGGGCAGATAGCCATTGTAATCTCATTCACGGATATGCGTTATCATTTAAGTTTGAGTTTGAATGCGATGATCTTGATGTGAGAAACTGGGCAATGGATTACGGCGGGCTGCGGCCACTTAAGTCCTTCCTTGAAGAACATTTTGACCATGCATTACTCTTAGCACAAGATGATCCTCACTACGCTGATATCAAACGACTAGGTGATTTGGGATTGGCCAAAATCACTGAAGTTGAAAAGACTGGCTGTGAGGGGTTAGCTGATTATCTTTACAAATATGTAAATGGTATCTTTCTTCCAGATTACGGTAGAGTTGAAGCAGATAGGTTGTGGTGTTCTAAAGTAGAAGTACGAGAGACCCCTTCAAATATGGCAATGCGTATCGGGCATAGAGAAGATAATGAAGAATTGTTTTAATAAAAAATAAGGAAAAGTATGATCAGTTCTAAGCTGCTTTGGCGTATATGGGCTAAAGCCCTTGGTGAGAAAGCGGGCAATTCCGATACAGAATCAGATTTAATCGCTTGCTTTCGCACCATGATTGTGTTATCATACATCATCACAAATTTCTTTATTGTAGCAGGCGTTATTCGCCATTGGTAAATACATTATGTCACATCTTAAAATAAGCGAACTTTTTTATAGTATCCAAGGAGAGGGCCGTTTTATGGGGGTACCAAGTGTGTTCCTTCGCACATTTGGTTGTAATTTTACTTGTGGTGGATTTGGTATGCCTCGCGGTGAATTAAGTCAAGAGCGTATCAAGATTGCGGCGTTAGATGCATTTGGTCCATACGCCAATTACAAAGAGCTACCACTTGTAAGTACAGGGTGCGATAGTTATGCGTCCTGGGATCCTGCATTCAAGCATCTTAGTCCTATGCTTGACACTAATACCATTGCTGATAGTATTTGTGAAATGTTGCCCTTCAATGAGTGGCGTGATGAACATCTAGTAATCACTGGTGGAGAACCATTATTGGGGTGGCAACGTGCTTACCCAGATTTGATTGAGCATCCAAAGATGAATGGACTAAATGAAATTACATTTGAGACTAATGGTACTCAACCACTAACTGACGAATTTACCAAGTATCTGAAGACATGGAATCAACGTCAATATCCACATGGTTCTGGTGGAGAGATTACATTTTCAGTAAGCCCTAAACTGCCGGGTAGTGGTGAGAAATGGGAAGATGCTATCTGTACTGAAATTGTACGTGATTATGAAAATGTTGGATTTGCTTATCTAAAATTCGTAGTTGCCAGTGAAGAAGATGCCCAAGATGCCTTGAAGGCTACTGCTGAATATAGAGCAGCAGGGTTTAAAGGTCCGGTTTATCTAATGCCAGTTGGTGGTACGGAAAAGGTTTACGAGATGAACAATCGTAATGTAGCATTATTTGCGATTAAGCATGGTCTGCGATACAGTGATAGACTTCAAGTACCATTATTCAAAAACGAATGGGGTACGTGATGCCTTTAGATAGTATGGGTACCACATACAATGATTTCTATTGTAACAGATATTTAGGTGCAGAACTTAAATTTGCATGGTTACCCGAACTTTGTAATCTAACAGGCAAACGTATCTGGCTAAAAAAGTCTTATAGACTAACAGCTATGTGGACAGGTCCAGGTAATACCATATTTGAATATAAATGGCATTCTAAGAATGCCCATATTATATGGATGTTGAAAAGGTAAATATATGTTTGAGCTACGATATCTTATTCGTCAAGAGGGTGAAGGATCTGAAAAAGTACTACAATATAGGCAACAAATAGTGGTGAATGATTACAACGCAAAGACGGATGACGGTGCTCATATCTTGCGAAGAGAATGGACCAATTGGAAACCTGTTCCCTCAATTGTTGAGGCATAATGAAAACATACGACAAACGAATTGGCTTTTTGGTAAGCTATCAAACTCTTATTCCCCACGGTGGAATCGGTCAATTTGCTAAAAGCTTTGTAGAATTGATGACTGCTAATAATATTAAGGTTGATATTATTACCGATAAACATCCGCAAAATAGCAGTTTTGTACGAGAGATACAACAACTTGGTGCAAATATTATTTACCCAAGTGAGAGTTTGCCATACACCACACATAGTAATATCTTTATGTATGGGGATAGTTATTGTTATGAACGTATGGCAAACTTTCGGAATGCTATCGTAGAAGCAATGCAACATAATATATATGATGCATTGATTTGTAACACCTACGAGACTGTTCAGGTGGCTTCAACTATGGGATTGGATGATTGTATTCAAGTGATTGCATATACTCATTTAGAAAGCCAAATATTTAAGGATACTAAAAATCCGTTTTTACATAGTGTTAATAGTATGATGAGACTCCAACTTGGAATGTCTAACATATACATCGGTACACAAAGTAAATTTAATCAATTGGAGGTAGGTGGATTTCATTTGCCAATTCCTTTACCTGAAAAGAATCTTTTGAAAGAACACAACGCACCTCGCGAGGGAGTACTATTCGTGGGTCGATGGGAAGAAGGTAAGAATCCAGAGGTATACCTTGATTTAATTAAACAAACCAATCTTCCTGCCCGAGTAATGACTAGTGCAACCGGAGCAAAGAAATTTGAAGTTCAGTTGAAGAAAATTGGGGTCGATTACCAGATAAAAGTAGGTATTATCGGTCAAGAGAAGGTTGACTTCATAACCAGTTGTAGGGTGGCATTTAATCCCAGCACAGTTGAAAGCTATGGTATTGCGTTCTATGAACAAATGATTCAGCTACCCACAGTGGCACTTGAAGGAGTGCGGTGGACAAAGAATTTTAATCCAGCATTCTTTCGAGAGACTAGTAAAGCTAATATGGCAGAACTAGTCACCCAGTTATACAATCAATACCCGACTGCCGAGAAGTATTATGCTTTGGGTTCGTTGTCTCATTTTACTTCATTAGAAGATTCAGTATTTCGTAAATGGAGTGAATGTTTCCAAGAGTTTGACGGCAGGAAATCCAATAGTAACACTGCAAAAATTTGTCAACAAGATACAATCCAATACTCTGAGTTCATCAAAGATTTGGATAGGAGTCTAATTTGTATTGATGATGCGCGTTCTGTGTTAACTAACAAACATAAATTTAGAGTTATCTATACTGATGATGATACGTACTTGACGAAAAATCCCAGTTTCGAACCAACAGAGGAAGCAGAAGGCGCAAGCTTGTTTGCCGGATTATGAAAAAGATTTTGATTACAGGTTGTTCAGGTTATATAGGATCGCACTTATGTAAGCTATTAGAGGGTAAATATGAGGTACATGGCTTAGATGTCAATGAACCTATCGCACCTATAGATAAATTTTTTCAGATTGATATCAATCGACTATTCACCCTCTCAGACCAAACTGAACCATATTATGCGGTAATACATTTGGCTGCTCTCGTTAATGTGGGGGCAAGTGAACAAATTCCTATCAGGTATTATATCACCAACTTAAATGGTACGATGAATGTCATCAATAAGATTAATACAAACAACTTTATCTTTTCAAGTACAGGAGCTGCACAAGATTGCGTGAGTACATATGGAGTCAGTAAACGTGCAGCGGAAGATGTTATCCGCGAGTTCTGTACCAAGCATAATCCAATGCCCTACACTATTTTTAGGTTTTACAATGTTATCGGGAGTGATGGCTTTTATCCTACTAACCCAGATGGGTTGATGTACAAGCTAATGCAAGCTGGTGAGACAGGTGAGTTTACAGTCTTTGGTGATGATTATGATACTAAAGACGGTACTTGTGTGCGTGATTATGTTCACGTTAATGAAGTATGTAATTCATTACTTCAAGCTATCGAGAATCCTAGTAATAGTGTAGAATGTTTAGGACATGGGATTGGACGAACCGTGACCGAGATTGTCGATATGTTTAAAAAAGTCAACAGTGTTGACTTTACAGTTAAAGTAGGCCCCAGAAGAAAAGGTGACATTGAATCTAGTGTGCTAGAAGATGTGTCACCCTATATGAAAAACCTATACACCATAGAAGAGTTGTTGAAGGTCTGAATTCTTTTGTTAGATTTCACCGGCAGCATCAACTTCAATGTTAGTCACGCCAAAATAAGATCCTGCTTTGCTGCAAAGAGTGCCCCAGCCACATGGTGGGTTAGTCCAATTATAAAAACCTTGTGTTGTACCCGGTGCCCACGGTGCACCTGATTGTTTTGAACTATCCCACTGCCACATACTCAACGTTAGCCAATACCCATTGGCCATGCTGGATGCAAGCTTGCTAGTGTCTAGTGTTCCGCTACCTGAATAACCTGTTCCAACGCTAGAATCGTACACCACTACGCTAACTGACGATTGAGTAAAGGTGACTTTCATCGCGGTAGTGGTAAAATCCACTATCATTTGTACTGGTTTACTGACATCAAGCCCATTCCATTTATGTAGACCGGTACTTGGACTATCCACTAAGTTTGGATAGCAGACATCTGTACTGCTGGTATAGCTGAACTCAAACCGCTGTGGAGCATTACTACCGCCATCACCCAGATGCATAGTGTGTTGCAACACTACATTTTTGTTAGCTTCGAAAAAATCAATCTCTTGACAATTCCATTCATTGTGTGTACCGCCTGCATCACAGTAGTTTGCGCCTTTGGGTTGCAAGCTGGGATTAGTTGGGTTTGAAACCATGTAGAATGTACTGACCACAAAATTACTGGTCAATTTACTCAAATCCACTGTGGCGCGAATTTGTGTGATATTTTTGTAACCTTTAGCAGATACAACTCGGCCTGCATTGCAGTCACTACCGGAACCAAATGTAACAGAGTTGGCACTGGTCACTGGCATATTGCCGCAGTTGTTATAATCTGCTTCAAATGTAGGTTTAAAGGTTGTTGTGGTGGCCGAAGTTAACGTAGCTTGTTTGGCTGGTTGACAGCCAGCTAACATAAGTAGACTTAATATTACCAATAGTATTTTCATTTGTTATCCATAATAGTTGACAAGTACGCAAAAAGGTAGTATACTTGCAGTTCTTATTTATCACTACGTATATTTACCTTGACAAATACATCTATCAAGCGCATTGGCTTTGCCTGCAAGTTCAGTGAACTCAACCAGAAGGGCGAAGTTTCTAGTGTACCCGAAATGACTACTGGTGGCACGACTCTTGCCTGGGCAACTAGAAACAAACGTGCTATTGCCGAAGAACGGGTGTTTGATATAGCCAAACGCAACATTCTTAACACGCACAATCTAGTTAAGAAAATAGGCTCACTAGATCCTGAATTGCGCATGGTTAGATTGACCAGCGATATGCTTTCATTTTATACTCACGAGGATTGGAAACCTTTTTGGCAATCTACTGATATTCAAAAGATGTTAGCTGATTGGTTTGCTCCTATTGGTGAAACAGCCCGAGCAAATGATGTGCGTTTATCATTTCATCCTGGACAATTCACAGTTCTTGCGAGTAGCCGCGAAGAAGTAGTAAATAAGAGTATAGAGGAATTTGAATATCATGCAGATATGGTCAGGTGGTTGGGATACGGCAAGACTTTCCAAGACTTTAAAATCAACGTACACATATCAGGTCGAGAAGGTCCAGCCGGTATTAAAGCCGCACTTCAACGTCTCTCACCAGAGGCGAGAAACTGTATTACTATCGAAAATGACGAACTCACCTGGGGAATCGACTCTAGCCTCGAATTGGCACACGATCTCGCTTTGGTGTTAGATGTGCATCACCATTGGGTACACACAGGAGAATATATTGAAGCATCTGATGACCGTATTAAAAGGATTGTTGATAGTTGGCGAGGTAAGCGTCCTACTATGCATTACAGTGTATCTCGCGAAGACGTACTCGGAGATTTTCCCGGAGACCAGCGCCCCGATCTTGCCACTCTACTAGCTTCTGGACACAAGAAACAAAAGCTCAGAGCCCATAGTAACTATCTGTGGTCAGACGCAGTTAATGATTGGGCATTGACATTTCTAGAGGAATTTGATATAATGTGTGAGTGCAAATCTAAAAACTTAGGGTCTCGTCAACTCTATGATAGATATACTAAAAATCAAGGAACAATTAATGCTTAATAAATTTAAAAAATGGTTTACATCTGAACCCGAAACACCCCCTCCTGTAGATATTCCACCCGTTGCAGTAGTAAAGGAGAAGAAACCACGGAAGCCTCGTCCTCAAAAGGTTGAACCTCCACCGCCAACTGCTAAAGAAACCGCCACACTCAACAACCAACCATATATCAACATACTTAAAGTAGAAATCGACCCAACTGATATTAATAACGGGTCATTTGAGTTGGATTGGAATGACAAATTTTTGTTGAATCTAATCAAAGCCGGATACAAGATGCGTGATGATGATGCTGATACGGTTATCGTGGACCGTTGGTTTCAGACGGTCTGCAGGAATATTGCTTTAGAAATCTACGAACAAAATCAAGCTGATCCCGATAACCGAGATGTTCGGGTGATTAGGAGTAGGGATTTGGGTAATGGTAGAACTGAGGTAAGTTAGAAAAAGATTGACTTTAATTATGGTTTAATGTATAATAGTTTTTCATAGACTTTGGAGTTTTAATGAAGTATGCCCTAATCGATACAGCAAATACGTTCTTCCGTGCCCGACACGTTGCATCACGCAACAGTGATACTTGGGAAAAGATCGGAATGGCACTACATCTTACGCTATCGTCTGTTAATCAGGCTGTTCGTAAATTTGGAATCGACCACGTTGTCTTTTGCCTCGAAGGCCGCTCGTGGCGGAAAGATCATTACAAACCTTATAAAGCCAATCGTACTGTTGTAGCTCAAGCATTGACGGAGACGGAACAGGAAGAAAATAAGATGTTCTGGGAAACGTATGAATTGTTTACTACATTTCTACGTGAAAAGACCAATGTCAGTGTTCTGCGTGACGCAACTGCGGAGGCTGATGACCTCATCGCTCGATTTGTGCATCTGCATCCAGATGACAATCATTACATTATTTCAAGTGACACGGATTATGTACAGTTGATCAGTGAAAATGTACAGCAATACAATGGTGTTTCAGGCCAATTGATTAAACTTGATGGTTATTTTGATGACAAGGGACGCATTGTCAAAGATAAGAAAACTAAAGAGCCAAAACTGTTGGGTGAACCAGCGTTTCATTTATTTGAAAAATGTATGCGCGGAGATGCGACTGACAATGTATTCAGTGCTTATCCGGGAGTCCGCACAAAGGGCAGTAAAAATAAGGTTGGATTGATTGAAGCCTATGCCGATAGGAATAAACAGGGCTTTAATTGGAATAACATAATGCTACAACGATGGGTAGACCATAATGGCGAAGAACACCGAGTACGTGACGATTATGAACGTAATCGTACCCTAATCGATCTAACTGCCCAGCCTGATTCAATCAAGGAATCAGTTGATAAGTCAATCGCCGACAATGTCCGCAGAACTATTACACCTCAGGTTGGGGTGCATCTTATGCGGTTCTGTGGTAAGTATGAACTTACTAAAATCAGTGAACAAGCGGAAACGTATGCTAAGTGGCTGAATTCTGCATACAAAGGCAACCTCACCGTTGCGTAAAATAATACATTGGGAGAATATCATGGACAAGAATGGAATTGTAATTACTGGATTGACACCAAAGCAAGTTGCTATGCTTGATACAATGTGGGCGATTGATTCTGAAGATGATTATCTAGAGTGGCGAGATACGCTGAGTGGCGATGAGGTTGCAATGGCTGACCAGCTAATTCAATTGTTGTTGGTTGAGATTGATGATAACATCGATACCGATGACCTATCTATGACCACTGCCTATTTGAAAAAGTATATGCTGTGAGTAAAATTTACTATGAAAAAGTCGGGAATAGGTACAACCCTATAGCCGAGTACGACGGTGACTATCTGGCTAGTTTCCCAAAGGGTGACCATCTTGTAATGTGTTATCCTGGTGGGATTAGTCGTAGGTACAATGTCAATCCCAACCACGCTGCTATGATTGCTGCAGGCCGAGTTGCCGAGAATGCTATTTGCAAGGCCATCAGTAAAGCAAGCGAACTACGACCACAGCGAACTCCCATTACAGAAGGTCAGCGCAAGGCCTGGAATAAACTTGCTAAAGAGTTTGGAGATGATCTTTGCACCCTGAGCGGGCTATGTATCCAAGACTGTGTAGAAGCAGGTGTCCAGGCCATGATCGCCGAAGCCGAAAAGCTAATGCAGAACGAGGCAGTTCGAAAGGCATATGACCATTTTAGGTTGGTATGTGAACTGACGAAAGACCATGCTACATTGTAAGTTTGTGATTGACATACCATGGATTCAAGATACCTTCAAAAGTATCTTTAGCCGTAGTGGAGTTATTACGAAAAACAAATGTTGGGAGATAGAGCTAACTCGATTTTCTGAAAATCTATTATATTTTGAATGTGATCTTCATTGGCGAGGTAGGGATCATGCTGGCCCCGAAATAACCATAGGCTTGCTAAGTTACGTATTTTCTGTTAAAATATATGATAATAGACATTGGGATTATACTAAAGGAACATGGAATATATGAAAACACTAATTGCAAAACCGGTGATTAAAAATCAATACTGGGTTGTCACTGACGGTGACAAGAAAGTTGGAAATGTTATTGCCAACGGTACTGGGGTGGATCTTAAAATAAACGGGATCAATACTCATTACACTAGCACTACTGAACTAAAACGTAGTACCCGTATTGAGTTTCAAACACTAAAAACCAATAAAACAAAGATAGAACTACCATTCTCACATTATCCAACTACAGAACCGGTACATAATTCAATTTTAGATATTAAGCGCAGGGTGCATCTATACACTAAAACGCCAAACAGTAAATGTTTTTATGTAGCGGGATGGTTTGTAGTCGACCAGTCTGGAGAGAATGAGATTATTTTTTGTCCCAAGTACATCTTCATTCAACGATATAAGTACTCGGGCCCTTACAAAACACGGACTGAAGCAGAAAATGTGATAAATAATCTATGATTCACGTGAAGAGGTTCATTGATAAGGTTTCTATCTTAGAGAGTAAGCAGGGTAAGGATGTTGTTATTCCAATCATTGAGGCTCGCGGGCTACGTGACGAATTAGCAAAGATCCTTGCTGACCATTATTCAGCTAGCTTAGATAAACCACCTATCGAGAACCCCGTCATACAAATCGATATTAAAGGCGGATCTTTTAAATGAGTCGAACTCACCCAAAAGTGCTACTAGAAATAGTAGACAAAAAAACATATAAATGCGATCAGGTGGTAGAAGCCTCTGGCATTTGGGCTGTGTTTTATGATGGTCAGCCGATTAATTTGAAATCTCAACATTATTTGGATAGCGAGTCGACTCCTAAATACAAAAAGACAAGTTTCTCTAATCCTGGACATGCCAGAAATCTATGCAGGAAGCTTAACAGTCAATTTAAAACTACGTTGTTTACCGTGATGTTTATGAACAGTGGGTCGTGCGTATACCCAGATGACCAATCGTAAATCAATAAAACAACAAATTACTGAAGCTGTTTTAGCCGAGATACTCTATCTCTC